GTTCCTTCGAAACTGCGTTCACGCTTTTGCCTGCCGTGAACAGCACGATGGCTTTCTCTTTGTAGCTTTCGTCTTTCACTGGCATCCTCCCATAACGGCGATGGCGCTGCGGTCGTTGAAGCCCGCGACGAGAACGATGCGGTTCTCCCACGGGACGCGCGCGGGCACGTCGTACAAAGTGAGAAACGCGTGGATCACGCCGGGGATGTTGAGCGATGGATAGAGCGAGTAGACCCCGGCCGAGATCTTCTCCATGCTGTAGTGGCAGAGCCCTTCGCCGTCGATCCCTTCGTGGCCGCGTTCTCCGATCGGGAGCGGAAGGATGGCCGCGGGCCCGAGTCTCAGGCACACCTGGCCGTTGATGACGCCGGCGGCTACGTCGTCGCCGCGATAGCTTTCCAGTGGCTCGACCCAGCGTGCGAACACCTGGCAGATTACGTCGGACGGATCGCCGAACTCCTCAGTGGCGCCGTCGATCCAGTTTGCAACTTCGTGAACAGTTTTCATTTCACACTCCGCGCCGGTAGGCGCTTCTAGTGGTTAAGTAAGGCACGGGCCAGCAGTGCGCCAGCGCAGGCTAAAACGGCGATTGTGAAAAGAAAGGCGCAGCCGAGCGCCAGGTACTCGACGCCCGTTCGCCGCATCCAGACAGCAAACCGAGCTCGCCGGGTGCGAGGAACGATGGCGCGCCAAAGGATCTGGCTTTCCGGTTCCATGCTTTACGCTCCTTGTGGCGCGAATTCGCTTTGGTTGTCTGCCATGCGGTCCCAGCGGCGCTCGTCGAACAACGCGGCCTCGTCGCTGGCGTTCCCGATCAGGCTTTTTGCCAGGTCGGCTTCGTTCTGCTGATCGATCTCCGCGGCCTTCGCCTGGTGCCGCGCGCCGATCGCCGCGATCTGCCCCTGCACGCGCTGCACGCCTGGATTGTTTTGCTGGTACTTCTGTTGCTCCTGTTTGGTCATGGGCCGGATCAGCTCGCGAGCGTTTTTCCATTCGCTCACTTCCATGAACATCTCGAGCAGCTGCTTCACGTCGACCATCCAGCCGAGCGCGTTCAGCTGCTGAATCAGTGGCTGATTCTCGAAGATCTGCACCATGAGCGGCAGCGCCTGCGCCATGGCTTTTTTCGCGGCCAGGTGCGCGCCAGCTAGACACTCGAAGCGATCTTCGGACTCGTAGAAGTTCTGCGCGTCGAGGTCGAACGCCGAAGCCAGGTCGTTGCTCAGCGTCTCGCGGATCCGGCTCGGGCTCATGCGGTCCTTGACGAAGTGATCCATGAGCTCGATGAAGGGCAGGAGTACTCCCTGCACAAAGTGGCCGACCGGTCCCTGGATCTTCGCCGCGTTGGCCGCGATGATGCCGCCGGCGCCGGTAGCGGTACGCGCGGCTGAACTCCCCTTGCCTGGCAGGCTGCCCTGGTTGAAGGCCTGATCCGCGCCCGTCGTCGTCTCCGCGTCCTGAGCCGCGTTCTGGAGGATCGGGAAGATCTCAGCCGGCGGCTTCGGCGGCTCGATGATGCCGAACACGTCTGAAACCTTTTGCCCTGGCTTCGTGTCTACGTCGACGATGCCGCCGAGGCGCATGCGGATCTGTTGAGTCGGCACGTTGGCGCCGCGGTCGCGCACGTAGGTCTGGTTTACGGCGTAGCTCAGCATGTCGAGCAGGGCATCGACCATTCCCTTCTCGATGCGCTGATCGCTGCCGGCCAAGCGGCCGACTCCGATGCCGTAGCCGGCGTTCGGAATGTTCCAAAAGTTTGCGGCGAAGGCGGGAATGAAGGGCAGCCCGTGCTCTTCCTTGCGAATGAGGACGCCGCGATCGCCGCCGTCGGGCCGTAGCACGGTGTAAACGTAAGTTGGATCCCAACGCTCAAGCATCTGAATCGGGCGCAGGAGCGGATCGTCGCTCGCAGGCTCGTCTGGCGACTGTGCGTGATGGATTGCCCAATTCTGGCCGCCCTGGTTCTGCTGCACCTGGCTCGGCGTGGCCGCATTTTGCTCGTGTGAAAAAAAGTAATCTTTCAGATCCTCTGCGGGCGGAATGTCGAAGCCGCCGATCTGTTTGCCATCTTCATCGAAGACCTGCTGTTCGCGCAGCCCGTCGAGATCCTTGAAGGTCGGGTAGTCGACGTAGATCACATATTTCGCCGTTTTGTGCAGCTCGTTCTTTCCCTTCCAGGTCGGATCGATCAGCACGCTCCCCAGCTCGCGGGGCTCGAACGTCATGCCCTCCTCGACAACCTCGGCGTCGGTTTTGACGATCTCATCGCTCTCGCGGGTGTGCACGACAAGTTCGCCGCCGAAGGGCAGCGTCTTGCGGATCGGCGCGGCGCGCGGCCGGCGAATTTTCTTTTTCTTCACGTCCCGGCGCCAGCCAGGCTTGACGATCACAGTGCCGAAGCACGTCATCGATTCGAGCGCGTCCTCCGCCAGATTTTCGAATCCGCAATCGTCCATGAGTGCGCCATAGAGCGCGGTTTTCGCGCGCGCGGTCGTCTGGCTGGTCGCAGGCCTGGGACGAATGACGAAGGGCGGCATTTCGTAGAAGATCCCCGACTTCATCGCCGGTACCAGGCTGTTGACGTGCTTGGCTACGGTGAACCGCGAGATATTCGCGCGCGCCACGGTCGAGCCGTCGAAGGTCGAGTTTGTGCGCGGTGCCTGGTAGAGCACATCGCTCTCGCGCCAGTAGAGGTTCCACTGCTTCTGGTCCAGGAAAGTTTGCGCGCGCCTGGCGTCTTGAATCGTGAGCTGCACGGCGCCGTCGTCGGTGTATTTGGGATCGAGCTTCGGCCCCATCACTTCGACATCGGTTTTTTCGATGCGCTGGCTGCCGACTACCTGGTCTTTCAGCACTGTCATGGTTCTTTTTCCTCTCCGCAACTTGGGATCAGGAAGCCAATGGCTTCGATTCGAGATTTCGATTCCTTCGGTTCTTCGCCCTCTTTCAAATAGCAGTCGTGCACGGGCGTCTTGGCGTCGGCTGCGATCGCCTCACTTACCGTCTGAGCCTCGACGAACTTGCGAATGATATATCTCATCCCGATAACCCTGGCATGATGTCGTCCAGCCCAGCCGGCGGGCGGCTGGGGTTGAGATCGTCGAGCTCGAAGCTCGGCATCGGTTCGATCGCGGCATACTGGCCGCGGCCGTACACGCGATCGTAGGCGTCGCGCTCGATGTAGTTAGTGAGCTGCTCCTCGTCGAGATCCGCGAGCTCGTCGCTCGCGATCGACGCGGGCAGTTTACCAGCCACGCGCGAGATCACGTTGGCGACTTCGCTCTCCTCGACCATGCCGAAGTGATAGAGCTGCCGGAACGCCTCCTGCACATTGCTGATCCCGTCGGCAAAAAGCAGCCGGCCGGCCATAAGGTGAGGCTCGGCTGTTTTGATCTTCAACTGCCTGGCTGTCTCATCCTGCAGGTAGGGACTCCAGGTGATCTGGATCCGCCAGTCCTGCTCGATCGCTTCGTTGCGAATGTGGGTGACCATGCTCTCGGCGCCAGGTGTGTCCTCGACTTCGACGCTGTGACAGTTCCATCGCTTGGCCATGCCGACGAACCTGGTCGCGAGCGCGGTCGGCGTGTAGATCCCGCGGGCGATGTCGACGATCGTCATGCGCCCTTCGTGCTCGATGCCGGCGGCGCCGGCAGAGTTTTTGCACTCCGCATACTCGAAACGCCAGCAGATGTGAACCTTGCCCTCGTGTTCCGAGTGCTCGTCTTTCACTTTGGCTGCGTTGAGCCGGTCAATCGGGAACGTCGGCTTGAAATTGCCCTCAGCGACGTTCATATATTGCGTCCAGAAGCTGCTTTCGTCGAGGATCTTTTCACTTCTCAAAAATGGCCAGGAGACTTGCTGCGGGAACTGCATGATCACATCGTCGACGGTCAATAAGTCGTCGTCGACCTTCATCGCGTGTGGCTTCCGGATGTAGGCCGGCTTCCAGAGCACGATGGTATTGTCGTCGGACTTCTGCATGAGGTCGCCGTAGAGATCCATCGGCCCGTAGCGCGTGCCCGTGATGTCGAGGAATCCCGTCTCGCCGAGCATTTTGAGGTTGATGTAAAAGTTGGTGCGAACTTTTTTCAGAGCGTAGGCGGTCTGCGAGTTGCGATTGTCCTGCACGTCCTCGCTCTTGATGATGTCCGGGTGCCACCCCGAGAGGCTCTGCTCGATCGAGACGCCTGTCACAGTTGGATCGCGACGGTACTTGGTGCGCGCCGGCGAGATGAAATCGTGAAATACGCCGTTCTTTGGCCGCTTCGTGATGACGTGCTCGGGAAAGCATAGATGAAGCGGCTTTTTCGGCTGGCCCTCGATGCAGACAAAGTGCTCCGCGACCTCGGTCACGAAAGCGTCGGCCAGGGGCGAGTCGTCGGAGTTGCTCGCCGTCATCACCATGATGGCCACAGCGGGGAAGCCGAGGATCCACTGCACAGAGTCGGCGATATTGAAAGTGGTTTTGAAGGTTTTTCGCGGCAGCAGCAGGATGCGCCGGCGCCGCGTGTCTTGATGGTCGATCGAGCGCGTGGGATCCTTTTTGACGAAGTGATCGGCCACGACGCGGTGATCATGCTCCGTCACCTTGTCGTAGCCGAGCACATATTTCGTCAACCAGAAGAGGTCGGTGATCATGCGGTAGCGAAGCGCAAAACGGTACTCGTCGTCTGCCTCGATCCGCGCGACATCGATCACATCTTCCATTTCTTACATTCCTGGCTGCGGCGGCGCTTCCGCTCCCGCTGCAGCTGTGCCTTCGGCTTGCTCGGCTGGATTCTGCGCTTCCTGTGGCATTTCGCCGGCCGCGGGCTGGTCGCCCATTAGCTCCTGGAAGTGTTCCTTTTGCATTTTCCCGTCGGTGACGGTGTGTTCTTCGGTGTGGCTGTGGCCCTCGCTGCGCGGGCCTTTGCCATGGTGCATGTGGACGTGCGCGACGTAGCCGCCATTGTCTGCGCGCTCGTAGTGCACGCCGTGCGCGTGGGTCGGACCTTTCTTCTTTTTCCCGTCCAGCCCTCGCATTACTGCCTCGTGTGTCTCCATCGGATTCCTCTTTTCAGGTTGAAAAATATGGGACTTATATACTTGAGTCCCTAAGCTGCGAAAATATCCTTTTCGATGACTTCGTAAATGTGGACATGCTGACTCTGATGAGTAAGCGCCATTGGGATGATCCACACGAGGTTAGAGACAACGACCGGCAATTCGTCAAGGTGCCAGACCATCACCGATTCAGTCTCCATGGTC